TTCTTTTTGAATCTCCAGTCGATTTTTCTGTGCAACCAGGGTAGCCATCTTGAGCTGCGCGTCGGCCATAGCCTCAGAGTCGTAGGCATTCGCCGCCTCGACGTACTCTTTTCGCGTTGCAGCAATATCTCCGTCGAGTTTGGCGAGACTGGTGTCCGTGGACTGGACACGCAGTTTCTGCGAACCCTCTTCTGCTGTCTTGGCGCGTGCCAGAGCATGCTGAGCGAACTGGACCGCCTCATCCCTCTCCCGCTGCGCCTGTTCTCTCGCTCGCCGCTCGTCTTCCCGCCCGTGCGTCAGCTTGTTGATGCGTTTTCTGACCGACTCGGAGTAGGCAGCGAGTTCTTCCTCCGTGGGATCGGCGTCGGAATCGGCGGGGAGGGGTTTCGCCTTGCGATCCCGCTCAGAAACACGAGGATCGGGGACTTCTTCAATCTCGATGTCCGCAAAATCCTTGGCGCCCCTCTCATCAAGCCTTTTCGCAGCGGTTTCGTCTACTGCGTCGAGGTCCATTTCTGTTTCAATCGAGAAATCCTCGTCGATGCGTGCCATATTCAGCCCCCTACCCTTTTGATACCGCGTGGATCGTCTACTTTGCCTTCTATGGCGTCGTCGTTGATGAGGCGCATCTCTTTACCGTGCACCACAATCCGCGTGCCTGAGTATGGGCGGATAATCACAAAATCACCCACCGCGCACCACGGGCCGTTGGGAAACTTTGCACGGTCTAGGTAGCAATCAGGGCCTAACTTAGCCACAAACGCCACGACAGAAGCAACTTCGTCGCCTTGACGGGTTGAATCTGCTTTCAAGATGCCCGATTCGTACGCTTTTTCTTGTTCCGGCAGGATCAGCAGCATCTTGTACCCGACCGGATCGGGCATAAACTTGCCGCGCTGCTCCTCGGACTGCTCTGTTACCGGCTCCATCTCTTGGTCCAGCAGTCTGAAAACGGATTCTGGTAGGTGTAGCTTACTTGTCATCTGCTTCTTTCATTAGGGTGATTAGTTCTTTGTGTCTATCCAACGCATACTTCAAGCCAGAGAGTTTACCCACCAGCCTTTTGTATTCCTCAAATGAGGCGACGTTCCCCGCACTAAAGGTGAAGTGGATTGCCGCAATCTCTTCGTCCAGCTCTTTGTAGAACCGTTCATTGAGCCCGATGAACATGCTCACTGGACGTCTTTCTTCTGTGCACTGCCCTGCTGTACCTTCAGGGCTTGCTGAACCCGGTGCGCTTCCTGCGCCCGCTGCTCCGACGACATGGCTTGTTTAGCGCTGGTCGCCATCCGCAGCTTGTGCTGCTGCTCCTTGTGAGACAGGTTTTGCTGGTGCGACTGCGACCCCTGCGACATCTTTTGCTGAGCCTCAGCCACCTGTATCTGGCCCTGCACTGCGGTCGGGTCTCCTTGAGGCGCTGGCTGCTGCTGCTGCAGCTTGCCTTCTCCCTGCGCGATGGCCCACTTCAGCTTGGAGTCGTTTTCTTTCACCCCAACCTCGCGCTCCTTGAGCATCAATTCTTTCTGCTGCATCTGGACGAGGGGGTCTTGCTGCTGCTGTTGCTGCTGTGCCTGCGCAGCCTCGTTCTGGTTCTGGGCTTGCACGCTCTGCGCCGCCTGGGCCAGCAGGCCCGCCAGGGCGTACTCCGTCTGGGTATCCATCTGGTCGTTCGGGTCTGGAAGCTCCACCCCCATCGCCTGCTGTATCTGGGCCCGGTACATGTAGGCCGCATGCTCCGCCAAGTGCCCCTGCATGGCGTTGAACAGTATCTGCGCGTTGGGGTTCTGGCCCAGCAGCATGCCGATCTTGGGGTCTTTCATGAACGCTTGGTGCACAGCGATGTGCGCCTGATGATCCTGCTGCAAAAACGCCTTCACGGGCTTGCTCATCAGAATCGCCATGTTCTCGCTCACCGGGTCCCGTGGCTTCTGGTCCTCGGGCATCGGCACGATTTTCTCCACGTTCCTGATGTTCAACGTCTGCAGCATCTCCCGGTGCAAAAACGCTTGGTCATATAGCTGCGGCGCCTTGCTCGCCAAGTCGAACGCCGCTTGGTACTGCGCGATCCTGACACCCATCGTTGTCGCGTTAGGGTCGCTGACGGGAATAATCTCGATGAGGTCGTAGTCGGCGTCTTTAGCGTTGCGGTCGGGGTCTGCCTCGTACGGGTAATCTCTTTCCCCGTTCTCCTTGACCAGCTTCTTGAGCATCTTGAACTCAATCCGCATCGCTGCATGTATCCGCGCCTGCACCGCTGAGAGAGTCTTCAACTGCCGCTCGATCAGCGCCAATGTGGTACCGACAGGCGCGTTGTTGTTAGAGTCACTGAACGCCGCGTCTGAGATATTCGCCGTCTTGCGCCCGTCCTCCACAATACTCTGCATCAACTGGAACAGCGTCGGGCTCGGTTCTTTGTAGGGCAGCGGCAGGATGTTGTCCTTGAGCGTGCCGCTCGTCACGTCCGCATCGCGGAACTCGCCCGGGGTTATCGGGGAGTCCTCCCCCTTGATGCGCATGCCCCGGGTCTTGAAGCCCCCTGGGAGGTTCGCCAGCGTGCCTGCGTCCACAAGCTGGCGCAGGAGGCTCGTCCCGGCCTTGGCGTGGCCCCCAACGAGGTGGATCAGCCCGAACCCGTAGAACCCGAACCCCGGGATGTACATGTAGTGCACAAAGTGCTGTTGCTTCTTCTTCTTGACGTCGCCTTCTGTCCAGTTACGTCTGATCGACATAATGTTTGTGGTGGACTTGTTGATAGTCACCACGTAAGGCCATGAGAACGCCTGCTCTTCCTCTTCATTCTCGACAGTCAGGTTGACCATCATCTCCAGCACGGTGTACTGGTCGGAGTTGAGCCCTTCTACGCCGATCAGCTTGTCTTTCTCCTGCTGCGTGTCATCCGGCATACTATCCGGGCTTCCTATGGGCTCATCAATGTACACCCCCGCGTCGATCATCCGCTCCAGCCAGTTCTCCGAACGCCTCATGACGTGGGTGACTCGCTCCGCCGAGTGAATGTCTGCAGCTCCGTAGTTGACTACCAAGTCTTCCGCAGGCACGAACATCGCAGCTTGACGCCCCAGGCTGGCGTCGAAGTAGACCTTCTTGAACGCAGACCCTGTGATGGGCAGGCTCCACAACATGCGCTCGTGCTCGACCCGGTACTCTGGCATCTCCTCTGTGAGGCGCCAGTTCATATCTTCCTTGACCCGCGCAGCCGCAGCCAGCCGCTCTGGCGTCTGCTTGCCTATCACCTGGGTCTTCACGGGCCCGTTGGCGGGGAATGTCTCCGTGATCGTCTCCGACTGGAACCGAATCACAGCCTCCGTGATGAGGGGCGAGAACACGCCGCAGGCGCCGTCCCAGGGCTCCGACCGCTCCTCGATCTGCAGGCCCAGCAGTTTCAGCCCTTCCCGGTACGTTTTCTCCCACTGGTCCCTGCTGCGCAAGTCTTCGTCGTAGTGGCTCAACAGGTCCGTGACGATGCTGTCCAACTTCTTGCGCTTCTCTTCGTCCGCAAAGACAGTCTCCAACAGGTTGTCGTTGTGGTCGCTCACCACATCCACGTCAATATCGAACTCAGTCACCTCACCTACGGGGATGATGTCGTCGATCACCTCAATATCAATACCCGGGTCCGCTGCGTTGATGATGTCAGAGGCTTGTGTCTGGTAGATGCCCTTGGTTACGGCACCCCCTGCACCGGGATTTGGCTCGATCATGTATTTTCCTTAGTAGTAAGCTGCTCGTTTAGGCACAAACTGCCTACCATCTTCGTAATCGTCGTCGCTGGGCAGGGTAATGAAGCCGCCTTGGCGAAACCGCGTCAACCCCATAACCAAGTTGTCCACCCGGTCGTCGTGCTTGCCTGATGGGAAGTCGTTGCACTCTTCGATGAAGTCGTCGGCCCATTTGGTCTCAGGTGCCCAGACAAGCCCGGACATTACTATATCCGCAACAGATGTCAAGCGGGCAAACTTATTATTGGGGGAATTCGTCGTCCCCCGCCCCGGGTTGTATTCCTGCAGCGGCAGGCCCATGCGCCTGAGTTCTTGCGCCAGCGCGGCGCCGTTGGACTTTTTCTCGATGATGAAACAATCTGGCTTCCAAAACTTGTACTCATTGAGCGCCAGCTTCTTTAGCTCGGGGAACTCTATCCTTCTGCATATGCAATTCAGCAGTATGATGTTTGCTCGCTTGTGCCCACCATCTGTGTCTTGGTAAAATATGCCCCACACCGCCAGCGCAGTAAAGTCAGCCCGCTTATTCACTTCCTGAGCCGCGTCGAGCGTCATCATCACGTACTCACACGTGGGGGCTTCCGCACTCTTCCACCTACGCCACCATTCCGTCTTAATTATGGCGCCTTGAGCGCTGGTGGGGTTCTGCTGATACTGCGCCGACCACTGAAACGCAGGCATCGTAGCCCGGGTGCGCCGCAGCGCCTCTATTGACCACTGATCGGGCCACAGAGACTTCTCATCCTCGGTATGCTCGTTCAGGATCGCGGGAAACTCAATGTACTCCCACTGATCCATCTCGGGATTGCCCGCAGACTCCTCCACGAGGCGCCCGATCAGGTCGTTTTTAGCCCAGCGGGTGTGCAGAATTACAACACGTCCCCCAGGCATCAACCGGGTACGCGCCCCATATGTGTACCACTCATATGCACGGTCGAACACA